ATGGCGACGATCACACCCCGCGATGGCGGCTGGCGGGCGCAGGTTCGCAGGAAAGGGCACAAGGCTATCAGCAAGCAGTTCCGCACGAAAGCGGCGGCTGAACGCTGGGCGCGAGGCGTAGAGGATGCCGTAGCGGCAGGGGAGTCGCCCGAGGCGCTGGCCCTGACCGTGGTGCAGGCCGTTGACCGCTTCCAGAAGGAAACGGAAAAGGACAAGCCGATCAGCGCGACCAAGGCCGGGAACCTGAAACAGTGGCGGAACGGGACAGCGGGGGAGGTTTTGCTCGGGGCGCTAGAGGCCCGGCACATCATCGGCCACGCTCAGGCTCGGACATGCGGCCCGGCGACGATGGCGATGGAATTGCAGTTCCTGCATGAAGTCTTGGAGTACGCCCGCCATGCGTGGAGCATGAAACTAGGCGACCCGATCAAGGATGCGTGGCCTGTGTTGAAGCGTAGCAAGCTGGTGGCGAGGTCGAAGGAACGGGACCGCCGACCCACGGACGATGAACTGGCACGGCTTCGCGTGTACCTGTCCGCGAACAAGCGGATGCCGATGGCTGACCTGATGGACTTCGCCATAGCGTCAGCGATGCGGCTGGGGGAAGTGACGCGGATTGCGTGGGCCGATCTGGACGCGGCCAAGTCGCTGATACTCGTTCGCCAGCGAAAGCACCCGGTCACGAAAAAGGACGAATGGGTGCCACTGCTGACCGAGGCGCGGGCGATTGTAGAGCGCCAGGAGCGCAAGTCGCCGCGTATCTGGCCCCATCACTCGGACAGCGTGAGCCGTGCGTTCCAAGCGGCCTGTGATGCGCTAGGCATCGTTGACCTGCATTGGCACGACTTCCGGCACGAAGGCATCAGCCGATTGTTTGAGGCAGGTTACCGGATAGAACAGGTCGCGCTGATTTCAGGGCATCGGGATTGGAAGTCGCTCAAGCGATACACGAACCTGCGGCCCGAATCGCTGACTATGCTCGGTTAGGCCTTCAACGTATTCGCCGCCGACTCAAGCCGCGCCGTCCAGTTTCTTCAATACCAGCCGAATCAGCCCGATCAGAACCCGGGCCGCCAGCTTCATGAACGCCTTGTCTTGGGCCGTGGTCGTGGTCGCTCGGTCGCGGTAGATGCGCAAGTCCACTAGCGCCGCTTCGGCTTGCTGGCGCAGGGGCAGGTCGTTACCGGTGGCCGCAGCTTCCGCCGCCTTCTCCGCGCTCAGCGTCCAGTCGAACGCCGCGACAATGGCCGCGCCTTGGGTCTTTTGCGCTGCGGTGGCGAACGGCGCGTAGGCCACAACGACAGCGCCCACGTTGCCGCTGACTGACTCCACCGGAACACCGGCATCGTTCAGGCGATTGGCGAGCACTTCAAAGGCTGCGCGGGGCTGGGATAGGTCGGTCATGGGATGATTTCTCGCGCCCACAGGGTGTACTTCGGGAACAGGTTGCCGGGGGTGCTGGTCTTCGTGAACACGGGATAGACCACGCGGGCGGTGGAATCGAGCGCGACGTTCAGCGTCACATCGTTGCGAATGTCTTGGTTGGCCGCCTGCGAAATGGTGGAGGCCGTGCCGAGCGAGCCGCCAATTTGTACTTCTGCGGCGGTGAATTGGTACAGGTTGAACGTCCAGTACTGTGTACCGCTGCTAGTGGTCAGGACGTACATCACCAGCGACATGCGCGTGAGGTAGAGGTTCGCCAGCGAAGGGACGGGCCAGCGCACCGGGGCCGTGGCCGTGGACGAGTACGCGGGGTTGGTGTAATTGGTGCCAGGAACCGGAAACTCCGCGACAGTCATCCACGCCGACGCGGCCGAGTTGTAGAAAATCAGCTTGTCTAGATCGGTGCGGTAGAACAGGTCGTTATCGGACGGGCTGCCGGGGTTGCTGGTGCCGGTGCTGATGCCAGAGCCTCCCGAGCCATTCGCCGCCGCCGTGATGCGGCCCTTCGCGTCCACGGTAATGTCGGCGCTGGTGTACGAGCCTGCCGCGACCGCTGTATTCGCCAAGGTCGCCGCCACCGAGCCGGAACCCGACGCGGTTACATCGCCGGTTAGGGCGGTGATGCCGCCACCCGCAGACTGCGGAACTATCGGCCAGGATTCTTCGTAGTGGTCTTCGTAGATGACAACGGTCTGCCCGCCACGGTCAGGCAGCGCGGCTTCGTTGACCTCCAGCGTGTAGCCGGTATCAGGGTCGCCAAACACGTTGATCGAGCCGCTGGGATGGATAACCGTGGGGTCGTTGTCGGGAATCGCGGCTACGGCCTCGCTGGCGGCTGTGGCGGTGGCTTCGGTGGCGACGAGGCGCGTATGCACACGGCGGAACCAGTCATACCACCAGCGCGTAGGCCGGAAATCAGGCGTGACTAGCTCGCCGTGTTGGCCCGGCAGGTTGGGGTCAACGCTCATTAGCCAGCTACGCCTATCTCGCCTTCGCCTTGAATTACCAACGAGGTCGTTGCGCTTGCGACGCCGGTAAAGAAGTCGGCAGCGTCAAGGCGCACGGAGCCGTACCAGTCCACGTAGCTATTGGCCGCAACGCTCAGGCCGGTTCCTAGGAATTCCGTGCCCGCCGCACTCGCGCCCGTCGCGCCGATGTAGCCCGAGAACGTGACCGCACCTGCGGTTTTGTTCACGATGCGGATATGCCGCAGGATGATGTATTGCGATGAACTGCCCGCGTTCGTGCCGCCAGTAGCGGTGGGCGGGTTCAGGAGATTGCCGACCGCGTTAGCGACCGCGACCGGGCCGAAGCGGAAAACTTTGTTCTGCATGGGGCTTCCTAGTGATTAAACCGGCCCAATCGCCAGCCACGTAAACGCGACGGTGCTGGTAATGTCCGTGGACCCGCTGCCCTCGTCTTCCGCGCCTGCGAAAAGTGAGGCGGTGAAGCCCGTGGTATTCGCGCTGAGTGCTTGCGCCGAGCAACGCGCAGCTGGAGTGTCGGAGGTAACGCCACCAGAAGTCGGGGTGACTTGCACGGTGTAGGGCGTGCCGGAAAATGCAACGCCGAACGTGACGGCTTTCGTGGTCACAACAGACGCGGCGGTAGGCGCGGTATCGCTACCCCATTGCACGCGGATATTGCCGAACGTGAAGCCGCCGGCTGATGTGTTGGTCTGCGTGAAGCTGCCCGGAAGCGTGTCCTCGTCATAGACCGTCGCCGCAGGAAACGCCGTCCACGAAACCGTGGTGCCGTCCGTGCCTACGTACTTGCCGCTGTTGCCGGTGGGGTCGGGGACTTCGCGGATGGCTCGCCACGATGCCGTGACACCATCGGTTCCATACACATCGTCTTCGTTGCCGGTGGATGGGTCTAGCGGAGTGATGCCTCCCGCCTCCTGGCCCTGCACATCATCGCGGGACCAGACAAGCGCACCATCAACGCCGCCGCCCGTGTAGAGCCGAACGCGATATACGCCGTCGAGCCATACGTCATCCTCTGCACGGCCCGATGCGTCCAGCGTGACCGTGGAGCCGAGCGAGGGGGACAGGTCGGCCCCGTCATAGACGTTCTTCGGCGTGGTCGTGTTGTTCTCAAAAAATCTCAACTCACCGGCGGCAGCCACAGTGCCGTCATCGAGCCTGTACTGAGTATTTTGATCGAGTAAGCGGAATCCAGACATTTATTTCGTCCATGAAAAAGCCCGCACTAGGCGGGCTTGGGTGGGGCTTTGTCTCGGGGCGATTAGCTCGACCGAGCGAACTCGCCAAAGTGTCGTCGTCTTGCTTCTGATGCAATCAGTGCGGCGAGGTCAACGTCCTCGTGTACGCCAAGATGTATCCGCTTGTAGTCAACGGTGATATATGCCTGCCATTTGCCAGAGCATCCGTTCCAGTAAACGCCTCGTGCGCCACTGGAATTTTTGGTTGACTTGCAGCTATTCCGAACGTTCTGTGCAGCAGACGCTTCCCGCAGATTGGCTGGGCGATTGTCCGCCCTGTCCCCGTTTATATGGTCAAGGTGGCCGACCGGCTCTCTGCCGTGAAACAAAGCGAACACGATGCGGTGGGCGCGGTAACGCTTAGAGTCAACGGACAGCGACCGATAGCCATACGCGCTATGCCCGCCTGCAATTGCCCCCGCCTTTGCTCGTGACCAGCTCCTATATTCGCCACATGGCCGATCCTGCCTCCAGCGAAGCTCCCCGGTCGCGGGGTCAAGAGAAAGCAGTTCTTTTAGCCGGTCTATATGGGGCAGATTAATGGCTTGCTTCATGCGCGCGATTTTAGCATAAAACCCGCCACTTGGGCGGGTCGGGGATTTGTGTTAAAAGGGGGGCTATGGACAGAGGAACAATGATTGCGATTGCCCTAGCGCCCATCGTCGGGCCGGTGATCTGGTGGGCCTTAACCCGTCCCGGTTTGGCCCTGCATAACTGGCTCTGGAAGCGCCTGCCCGATGGAAGGCTTCGGCGCATCCTGTTGGGCAAGGTCAGCGATAACTGGCTGCCCCACGGCGGGAAAGACCCGAACCCTTAGCGGTTTTCGTCCCGCATCAGCGGAAGCAATCCGGCAGGCAGTACGCGCTGCGGCTGCGACTTTTCAGCCAGCCTTGCAAGCCCCGTCAGCACATTACCGCGCCCTTCGCGCATCATCAGTTGCGCCAGGAAGTCACTGTTGGCAGCGCGTCCCGCTGTTGCGCCTCCCGCAACACGCCCGGCCATGATCGGCCACGCCAGCGGGTTCAGCGATTGCGCGGCCAGCATCCGTTCTGCGGTTCCCGATGATGGCGGTTCCTTGATGCGCTGACCGATGCGGGCAAGCTCACCCAAGCCGCCACGGCTGCCGGTCGCCATTGCTTCCTTGCCGTAGTTGTTGGCAGTCACGCGACTCATCAGCGCAGCCGGTGAAAGCTCGCCGCCGTCGCCCTTGGCTACAAGGTCACGAATCGTCTTGCGGTTGCCGTACTGACGGCGCAGCGCATCCCACGCCGTCTTGTCCTTTGGCGAAATGCTGGCGTCCATCGCCTCACGAATCGCGTTCTTAACGTTGCCCACGAAATGCGCCGTAGTGTCGCCGCGCTTGGTCACTTGCCCGAGCGATGAATCAAGCGCCTGATACGCCTTGCCGGGGACGAATACGCCGCCCTGCCCGGTCTGTGCTGCGTCATAGAATCGCTGCACGGCAGAGCGCACGGCAGAGCCTACTTCCGGCCCTGCGGAGTCGGCTTCTGCAACCGCATCCTCTAGCCGCTTCACAACGTCCGGGGTAACTTTCAGGTCATTGCGCGAGGTCAGCGTTTCAAACTGTTTCGATTGCAGCGCCTTCACCTTGGCGTAAACGTCAGGCGTGACAACGGGCGCGTCTGAGCCAATTTCCTTGGCGACTTCGCGGTTGAACGCCGCCGACTGTTGCGCGGCATGGCCCTTCGCACCGGAGCCGGGAAGCCCCTGCAACGTGGAGGCCATGAACTTCATAAAGCGCGAGTCAGACAACTGCGCCGGGGTCAAAGTGATGCCGCGAGCCTTGGCCGCTTCGTACAAAGCGCGAACTTCGGGCTTGATCGCTTCCGCAGCCCGAGCGCCCGCCTTCTGCAATGCCGGGGCTATCTTCGCGCCGACGCCGCCAAGTGCCGCGCCGATAGCGGTGTTCCCTAGGCGCGTTTCACCCGTGGCTACTGGCTGCGATGCAGCGAACGGAACGGCAGCGGCAGCGCCCTTCAGCACCGTCGAACCCCTGCCGCCATAGCTAACGAGCTTGGCCGCGTTCGCGCCAGGAGTCAGGACTTGGGTGACCGCGCCCGCAGTATTGCCCACGATGCCCGCAGGCGTGTTCATCAGCGCGTCGTCCACCTTCCGGCGTTCGTCAATGCGGCCCTGAATCTCTGCGCTGCGGCTGTTGTCCTGCCCGGTAATCAGCCCACTCATGGTCTGCGGACGCGGGGCCACCTTGTCGGCCACGTTCGCATAGATTTGCGCCAATCCCTGCCCGGTGTCCACGAAGGATTTGCCGAACGCAGCAACACCCGTACCGAACGCGCCCATATCGTTCGTGACGGGGTTGCGGTCGCGGTATTCGGCGGCTTGGCTTTGCAGCAGTTCGGCGCTGCGCTTCTTGGGCTGCCACGCATCCGGCTTCTGATAGTTGGCCTGCGCATAGGCGAGAACGTCCGATTCACTCGCCCCTTCGGGCGCGTTGATTTCGTAGCTCTTGCCGTCAGGCGCGGTGATTCGGTACTTGGGCATCAGTCAACCGCCTTGATAGACCAGCCAGTGTTTGCAGGCGCAGCAGTCGGGGCCGATTGCTGACCACCGATGTTCTGATAAGCCGCCTTCAAGTCGGCCATGTATTCGCGCAACGCCTTGACAGCCGCCTTGTTCACTTCCGGCGCGAGGCGCGAGCTGGGCAGTTGCAGGCTCGCCAAGCGGGACTCAAGGTCGGACTGTGCGCCCACACCAGGAACACGGGTAAGCGCGGTCAGGACCGGCAGAATCGCTGCCGCCGACTGCTCCAACTCTTGCCCCTGCGGCGTGAGGTTGATTGCGTACTGATCGGCAGGGCCGCCGTCAAAGATGCGGTTTCCGGCGATGCTCTGCGCGGCCTTGTCCAGCCGGTCAATCTGGCGCTGCACCGTGTCGAGCTGCGCCATTTTGATGCGATTGCCCTGCCCGGTTTTCTGCGCTTGCGCGTTGCCGGACTGGCCGCCGCCCACGACGAGCCGCTTAATTTCCTCTGGAGTCGCGCCCATCTGGCGGGCCATTTCGACTCGGCGCTGCAACTCGGTCGGAGCCTGTGCGGCTTGCGGCTTCGGCGCACTACGCAACTGCTGACCGCCGCCAAACTGCGACGGGGCCACGTTGCGCGGCGGCAAAGTGACTTGCGACTGATTGCCGCCGTTCGCCATATCCATCATGGCTGCCTCGCGCTGTTCCGGCGAAAGGTCATCACTCAAGCGCACGATGCCCTGCGGGGTTTGGTACATGCCCGGCTGAGGCGCTTGTGGGGCCGCAGGGGCCGTTTGCGGGCCTTGGCCGACCATGACAGGTGCGGCGGACAGATTGCCCTTGTTGACCCCGTAGAAGCCGTTGCCGGTGTCAATGATCTGGTTGTTCGGCGCGTTCTGGCCAAGCTCGCGCACGGAACCGTCGCGCATGATCGCCATGCGTCGGCCCTGTGCATCCACGAACGAGGATTGGACGCCAGCGGCTTGGCCCTTTGCGCCGCCATAAACCTGCGCGATCTGCTGCGCCATGCCGTCAATTTCCGGCGAGTACTCGGGCGGGGCTTCGGGGATTAGCTGCGAAAGCTGCGGGTGCATTTGCTTGTAAAGGCCGGGCCGCATGGACGCAGGCGCATTGACCAGCAAGCTAGCAAACTGGCCCAACTGCTCGCGCTTGCGGTCTTCCTGGCCCTGCATGTCGTTACGCACGGCAAGCGCGTTTCCGCCATTGGCCTGAATGCCGCGCAAGTCGGGTGCGCCGCCTGCCGCGTAGTCGCCCATCAGTCCGGCGAGGCCTTGCGCCTGCTTCTGCTCTCGCGCCTGCCCGAAGGCTCTCTGCGAATCGCCGTAGTAGTCGAACATTTTCAAGCCCTGCATTACCGGCTCCCGAAGTACGAGCTGAGGCCTTGTGACAAGCCACTCAGCCCCGTTCCCCATGCGTTGCCACGGTCGTATGCGCCCTGTGCACCCGCCTGCCCCATCTGGCCGTAGGCTCCGCTGATTTGGTTGGCCGTGTTCGCGCCCAACTGACCCACGCCCGCCGCAGCGTTCTGGCCGAGGTTTGCACCCCACTGGAGCGCGCCACGATAGTTGCCGAGGTTCTGACTGGCGAGGCCGTTCAAGCCCTGCGCCAAGTCCATCGCGTAGCCTCCCGATTGCAGGCGGCCCCGTGCGGATGCGCTGTGGTCTTGGCCGTAAATCATCTGTTCACGGGCGTACTTGTAATCGGGCGAGTTTTCAAAGCCCGAGTAGTCACCGGACATAAGCGACTGCAAGCCACCAAGCCCGCCCGCACCCGTGCCGTAGCCCACGAAGGGCTGTTGGTCTGCGCGGCTCTGGTCGTACTGACGGCGCTGCTCGGCAATCGCGGCTTCCGATGCCTGCGTCTGCGCGTCCTGCGCGTCCCCTGCGGCTCGGTTCTGCAAATAGCCGCCCAACAGGCTCGCGCCCGCACCAATCGCTGCTCCAGGCATCGTCAAAGTTCCTTGATGTAAAAAATCACGTCCATGTGCCGACCGCCCTTTTTGGCAGCGTTCGGAATCGTTGCGGATGCCACAAAGCCCAGCCGTTCCACATACCGGCGAGCCGGTGCGTTTTCAGCGTTCAGCAGGCCAATCACGGCCCGCGCATCGGTGTTCAGTCGCAGCCATGCAAGGGCTTCCACGCCCAAGGTCACGCCCCGCGCCCGATGCTCTGGCAGCACGGCCAAGTGGCCCTCCACCATCACGCCACTGTGGCGGTTGAATACGAAGCAGGCCGCGTCATCGTCGGGCATCAGGTACACGCACGAAGGCGAAGGCATTGGCTGCCAGTCGTCCGGCGTTGAATCGTCGCTAACGTGCGGCCAAATCGCAGGGTGTTTCAGCACCTTGCAGATTCGGTCGGCATCCGTAACGGGTTTCACTCCCCGTCAATATCCGCAGAGGCCGCAATCAGCGTCACGGCGACGGGTGAGGTACATTCCAGCTTCACGACATGATGCCGACCCTGCCCGCAGCGTTTGCGCGTGATGCGCTTCTTGAAGTCGCCGGTCTCCGGCAAGTCGTGGAAGGTCGGGTCGCCAAACGTATGCCCGCCGTTTCGGCTGAGGCTGATTTGCAGAATCCGGTCTGCGGTGTGGTCGTCGCTCATGGCAGGGCCGCAAAGTAGGTGGCATCGGTCGCAATGTCAGCGTCCGAAACCGCTTGGTCATAGAGGATGCAGTCGGACAGCGGGCCAGCCCATGATGTATTCGGATTGAACGGCGCTGCACCGTTGCCGAAATAGATGCCATCGGACCCGGCATAGAACGCGCCGAGGTAGGGCGACGGGATGGCTTGGCGGTCCACTTCCGTGCCGTCCAGATACAGGATGATGTCGTAACCGCCCGCGCCGTCAGACTCGCGCTTCAAGCAGGCGCGATGCTTGGCGTTTAGTGCGATGGGCGTGGCGTAGATGGCGGTTCGCGTGCCACCTGAAACGCTATAGGTGCCGGTCAGCGTATCGGTCGCTGACAGGGACAGTTCCCAGTTCACCCGCCCAAGGCTAAAGTCATTGCCATTGCCGACGATGCGCTTCTTGATCGCACCCGCCGAGCCGTTGGTGAATTGGAACGTGCAGAACACCGTCCACTCACCGATGCCGGTCGCCACATCAAAGACAGCGTTAGCCGCAACCTGTCCACCCGAGCCGTTGCAAGTCAGCGAGCCATCCGAATTGGCAGAGATTGCCGCCGAGTAGGCCGCAACCGTGGAGCCGCCGACGCTGGCCGAGTGCGAGCCGTTGCGAGCCGCCACGGAATCCACCAGCGTGGTCCCGCTGCCTTCGTCCAGCTTCCACCATGCAATCGGCGCGAGGCTGATGACAAACTCCTGAATGTTGACCGTGTATTCCTTGGTCTGCGTGACCCCTGCGGCATCGGTCATCGTGACCGAGAAGGTGAACAAGGCCTCCACCGTCGCCGTGCCGGACAGAACGCCCGCAGACGACAGCGTGAGGCTGGTCGGCAGCGTGCCGAGGGTCTTGGCGAAGGTGTAAGGCGCGGTTCCCATTGAACCGCTTACGGAGTCACTGTAAGCCTGCGTGGTGTTGCCGTCCGCGAAGTCGCCGATCATGTCCATGACGTACTGCGCTTCCACCTTCGTGGCCGTTGCGCCAAGCGCATCAGTCGCGGTCACGGTCCAGGCGTTGTTGTTGGCCGCCGTGGTGTACGTTCCGGTAATCGCGCCCGTGGCCGCGTTGAGCGTCGTTCCCGCAGGCAGCGTTCCCGAGGTAACGGCAAACGTTATGGGCGAAACGCCGCCGATGGTCGCGTATTGAAAGTTGACCGCATCGCCCACAGCAGCGTCAGGCAAGCCGCCGCCAATGGTCAGCGCGCCGACCACTTCCTGCGTGTCGTCGAAGATGAGCGAGAACACGGAACTGGCCGTAGTCGCCTCGCCTACCGCCTCCACCACCGGCTCAAACTCATTCAGCGTGACGCGGTTCTGATTGTCGTGGAGTACGCCGGAAATACACAGCCGCGTGATGCGGTCTGCGCCTTCCAAGTGGTAATCCCAGTCCAGACGGAAGATGCGGCCACTGTTGTATTCGCCGCCGTACCAAGCGCCGTTCCACGGTTGCAGCCACGCCAAGCGCCAGCGGTTCATGCCGGACGACTGGCGACGATGCCACTTGCGGGTAGCGAGGTCGAAGCCCCATGTGTGGCCGCCATCGGGAAAGGTGACGTACCAAACCTTGTGGCCCTTGTCCTCCCACACGAAGGAAAAGGCTTTGGACAGGTCGTGTTCCGACCATGCCTGCTCAATCGCGTGCGTGGTGATGCGCTTGAAGGAATAGCCGCGCTTCTCGTAGCCGCTGCCGTCATTGCCGACGAGAAACACGGCCTCGTCCAGCAGGCTAATCGCGTGGGCCGAAGCCGCACCGCGATCAATGGAAATCAGCTTGTTCTGGAAAAGGGCGTTAGTCTCGCCCGTGTACTGGAAGTGATCGGTGGAGCGTTCGCCAAACAGGATGTACTCACCGTTTGCGACCTTGTGACCCACGATCAAATCAGGCTTGCTCTCGCCCTGATAGGTTTCCAGCGCGTTCCAGTTCAGCCCGTCATTCAGGGCGCTGTTCTGCGCATACCGACGGGACGGTTCGATGATGAGGAACAGGTTGCTGATGTACTCGGCCAGGATGCCACCGGGGAAGCCCGTGTCCGTGATCTGCGTCAGCGTGTCCAGCGTCCAGTCGTAGATGTAGCCCGCCGACCCGTTGACGATCAGAAGCTCAGTCACGCCGTTATGCGCGAAGGAGCACCGACCACGGCCAGGAATCGTCCCTTTCAGGCGCAGGGAGCCGTTCGGCATGACCTGATACAGCGAGGTATCCACCACAGCGAACAAGCGACCTTCGGCCACGTAGCCGCCGCGCTGGCGGGTCGCATCGGGAACCGTGGCGAACTCTTGCAAGCCCGGCACAGTGATAGCGATTTCGTTGGAGCGCGTGCCCGGACCTTCGGCGGCGACGGGCAGCCAGTTACACAGGTCTTGGATAGTCCACGGGGCGCAGTCGTCGCTGTAGGCAGACGATACGATGGGGACGGCGCGTTTCTTGCCCATCAGCGAACACGAATCCGCAGCGGGGAGCCGCCATACACGCGGAGTTGTTCGTCCGCATGAGCGCGAGCAACGGCGCGGGTGTACTGGCGCTCGTAAATCTCAGGGCTTGAGGCCGTGGACACGAACGGGAACATTTCGGCCAGCGCAGCGAACAGGAACACTTCGGGATAGCGGGCGAAGGTGGTCTGCGCGGCCCAAGTGGTTTCGTCTTTCAGGTCAAGCGTGGGCCGTGCGTAGTAGCTGCCCAGCACGTTAGCGGTGGCAGACGGCCAGAACTCCAGCTTGTCGCCGTTCTGTGCGGCATACACGGTGTGGCCCGCGTAACTGCCGTCAGCCTGGAGCTTGCGGATTTTGTCCAGCGGGACGATTTCAACAGGGGCATCGCCGCTGAAATACAACTCTTTCAGTTCGACAAGGCGCGAAGGCAGGGTGTAAACCGTGGACACGGGCGCGAGGTTAAGCGCCGTGACCATCGTGGAGGCGCGGAGGTCGTGGTAAACGCGGTTCTCTCCAAGGCCGATAATCAGGTCAGCCGTGGTCGGGCTGAAGCTCGCCTGCGATACGTCATCGCCATCAGCAAGCTGCATGAAGTTGACGCGGAAGGCGTCATAGTTGGCGAAGTTCACAGGCGGCCCTGCCACACACGGAACGCAGCAAGCGCGGGGTCGGCCAGGAAGCGGTCAACGTGCTTGGGTTCGCGCATGAACTCGGCAAAGGTCACGCCGTTGTCGTTCAGGTACTTCTGCACGAAGATGGCAGGCACACTCGCCGCCAGCTTCATGTCTTTTGAGCCGGTGTCACCGATGGCGCGAAGGTTCGCGCAATGGTCGGCCACGGCCTGCAAGTCGGAGTGATTCGCAGAATGGACGCTGACCACATGGTCGCGGTCCAAGGTTTCAAGCTGGAAATCCATCACCCCTCCAAAGAAAAGGGGCGGCCCTTTCGGAACCGCCCCTGTGTCACTTCCATGTGACTAAAGCGATTACGCGCCGGAAACGGTGCAATCGCGGATGGCGTACATCGGCTTCTCATCGCCCAGCCACAGCGAGGATTCCGTGCGGACCTGCCAGTTTTTGGCATCGCCCACGGTCGCCAACTGCTCGGACTCGAAGCCGCGCAGAACTGCGAGTTCGATCTTGTCCGGGTCGATGATGTAGACGGTGTTGCGGAGACCCGCGACAGCCACCGCCTGCACGCGGTTCGGCACGATCTTGGTCACGCCGAAGTCGCTGCGGTAGAAGTCGTAAGCCGCATTCAGGACAGCCGCCTGCTTGTTGCCGACTTCGTTGGTGCGCTGCACGCCGCCAGTGAAGCCCGAGATACGGACCTTGTGGGCAGGCGAGCAAAGGACAACCGAGCCGTCGCCGCCGAACTCGTAGCAGGACTGGATACCGGCCTTCAGTTCGTCTTCACCGAACGCGGTCAGAGCGCCAGCCACAGGCGCGGTGTTCGTGGTCGGGTCGGGCGAGGTGCCGATCACGCGGTCTTTGGTCAGGAAGCCGTACAGGCCGCGCTGCTTCGGAGCCACGGCATCGGTGCCGGTGACGGTTGCGCCGGAACCCAGGCAGGCCGCTTCCTGGTTGCGCTTGAGTTCGATCATCTTCTTCATCCGCAGGCGCTTGGCCTCGGAATCTCGACCGTACTTCTTGACGCGCTCAGCGGTGTTGGACACCGAGACCGTATCTTGGAAAATCTGGGTACGGTTGTTCAGCAGGGTCGGTTCGGTCTGCGCGGCGTAGGTCGCGTCAGCGCCTTCAATCGCGCCAGCGGTGCCGTCCGGGGTGGCGTAGGTATCGCGCTGCCACTCAAAGTAGTTGTTGTCCACGCTGCGGCGGCCAATCATGGACAGCAGCGGGGCATCGGACGGGTTGAAGTTGTAAATCTTGTCGGCCACATCCTCAGCGATCTTGACGACGCTGGGGGTAATCAGGGTGTTGGTAGGCATGGAACAGAGTCCTTAAATGAGGTCGGCAAGCGTGTTCAGGGATGGGTTGGCGTTATGCCGCTTCATCGCGTCCTGACGCTTAGCCAGTTGAGGGGGTTGGTTGTTGGTGGAAGGCTTGATGACCTTCGCCAACGTGGACACTGGTTTCATTTTGGCTTTCTCAGCCATGAGGCCGTCATAGGCTTTCGCCTTGTGGGCCATCGTCCAGAAACCGCTTTTCCAGAACGCCATATCCGCGTCTTTCGGATTGAGGCCTTGCTCGCCCACGTAGGCGGCGAGTTCTTCCTCTTTGGCGGTGTTCCAGTCCGGCAGGGTGTCTTTCAGTGCGGCTTGCGTCTCCAGAATCTGCTGCTGGATAGCGGATTGCCTCGAAAGGTTCCGTTCCTGCTCGACTCGGTGAAGTGCTTGCTGCGCCTTCTCTAACTGGCCCTTGCGTGACTCGTACAACTCTTTCTGTGCGATGTAATAGCCCGCGTCCTGACTCGCCCATTCCACGGGCGGCGGGTCGCCAAGCTGTTCCTGCATGAAGCTGACAATGGCGGTCAGTCGGCCCTGCGACTCAGTGAGCGCGGACTCGTTCTGCTGCCGCAGCGTTTCGACTTGGGCCTTGATCGGCTCCAATGCCTTGCGCTGCTCGGCTACTGCCATTGCTTTATTCGTGTAGTCAAAGCCCTTCTGGGCCAGCTCGATCACTTCCGATTGCTTGAGGGTTACGTCCTTGCCGTCATGTTTGATCGTGACGGTGGCTTCTTCCTCGCCTTCCTCGGGCTGCTCGTCCGGCTCGTCGCCTTCAACTTCTGGTAGTTCGGATTCCTCGGGGGCATCGCCACCCTCCGACTCGTCCGGCGTCTCGCTGGGTTCCATCTGGTTAGCCAGGGAGTCCAGCGATTCAACGCCTTCGCCCGGCTGGCTTTCGCCTTGGCCTTGCATTGTCATGGTCACTTCCTTGTGAAACGACACATCGCTTCCTAGCGATGCGATTGCCCCGAAGGGCTAATTACTGCGCCTTGCGCTTCCAAGCAGCGTCGGCCATACGCTCGGCCTGCGACTTCTGCTGGCGAATCTTGTCCTCGGCAAGCTGGCCCGTCCGCATGACGGACTCCAGCAGGTTTTTCACCTTGTCCAGCATCAGCAGCTTCTGGTGGATTTCCTCGCGCTCGCTTGGGTCGCGTGAATCACGCCATGCGCGAGTCAGGCCACCTTCAATCAGCGCGTAGCTGTCCGCATAGACAGCGTTATCCAGAACGGACTGCGCCATTTGGCCGCGCTGGGCCTCGTCGAAGTCGCTCATCAGGTCTCCGAGAACACGCCCAGAACCACATCAGACGCGCCCAGCGCCACCGGACGGACGACGCGGAACGTACCGGGGCCGACCAGCTTCATCACTGGTTCCTGCCCGCTTAGGCTGCCGATGAACAGGTCATTGCCCGGCGTGTCCTGATAGACCTTGCGATGCTGACTGCCGGGGATGCCAGCAGCGTCAGCGGTGAAAATGCCGACGTTGACATGCGCGGCAGCGGCCACCGCAACGTCACTGGAAACGCCAGCGCCGCCACCCGTGGTATTGGCTACCGGCAACGCGCCAGCCGGGGTAACTGCGCCAGTGTCGATGTAGGTCAGCACCGCACCCACAGTCGCAATCAGCAGCTCAGCGCCCGTGCTGCGGCCATAGACCTTGTAGCCCGTGGCGTTGGAGACAGCCGCCCAATTCACCGTGACGGTGTTGGTATTCGTGCCTGCGCCGACCACTTGGCTGGTCTCGGTCGATGCCAGGGTTTCGCCCACGGCATTGATCGCGCTGACGCGGTAATAGTAGGTAGCCGGAACCAGTGTGCCGCCCGTGGAGTCCGTGGAAAACGCCGCATTGACCGGCGTGGATAGCGTGGTGGCGAGGATCGTGGACTGAGCCATTATTGTTCCTGTGTCGGTTGGGATGCAGCCTTCTCGGCCATCTGTGCGTTGTGTGATGCCACGGCGGCGTCTAGTTCAAACTGGCGCTGCGCCTCAGCTTCCTTGACTCCGACAGCCATGCGCTTCGTCACGGCGTCAAATTCCTGCACGCGCAACTTGGCCCACTCGATGCTGTTGTCCTGTGGGGCGTCGGGCTGCTCGGGCTTCATGGCGATCTGCGCTTTAAGCTGCAAATCGGCGGCCTTCAACTGCTGGTCGCCCTGCTTATCGGCCACTTGCTGCTGCAACTGCTGGTTCTGCTGGGTCAGTTCCTGAAGCTGCTGGCCCATCTTCGCCATCTGTTCCTTGGCCTGCCCTTCCATCATCTTGAATTGCTCCAAGGTGGCGGGCATACCGGTCGGCTCAGGGTCCACGAACCGCTGCGGATTCTTGTATTCCTGCGCCTCCACATACAGGCGAATGGACTCGGCAATGTGCTTGGGCTGGACTACGCCAGCTTGTGCGCCCATCTGCTGAACCTGCATCAGCGCCATGATTCGCGCCGCCTGCTGCTCCTTGGTTCCCGTGCCCAGCCCGACATTGATCTTCGTGCGGAACTGGTTGCGGAACTCGCTCGGGTTGATCGGCACGAACTCGCCGTTAATGGCGATGATTTCCGGCATGTTCTGGTGCTGGACGCTGAGTTTCAGCATCTTCGCCATGAGCTTGCGCATACCGACCGCGAAGTGACGAGCCATCAGGCCCGTCCGCATGTCGGCCTTGGCGGTCAGCAACTCCACGCCGCCCTTGGTCTTGTTGATCGCGTTGGCATCCGTGCCCGCGCTGTAACGGTTGTAACCCGTCCGCGTCTCGGCCCAGGAGGCAATGTATTCGTTGAACTGGTAGGCCGGCGCGCCAAGGCTCGGCTGCATGATCGGCTGGATGGCATCACCCGCAGGGCCACGGCCACGAATCACGCCACCGGCACGAGAGTCCAGCACGTCGCTGATATTCACTTCCGCAGCGGTATTGACGTACATGCGCTGATTGACGCTCAGCAGCATATTGTCCTGAATGGCGCGGACGGTGTTGGTGCGAATCTTCTGCGGCTGGTAGGCGAAGTCTGCCGGGCAATCACCGAAGAACGAATGCGGCCTCGGGTTCGGGCAAATCCAGACGTAGGGATGCCCGTCCACCTGCTCAATCGGCTTGCTGCCGTCCGTCATCTTGGCCAGCGCATCTTCCATGAGGCAGACTTTCAGCCACTCGGCAACGCCATCGCCGTCAGCATCCAGCTTCATGTAGATTTCCGACCCTTCGATCAGGTCATGGCTTTCATGCGCCACGCCGGAAGTCAGGTCGCTGCCACGGTCTAGCAGGGCTTGGCTCTCCATATCGGACGGGCCAGTCGTTCCCGCGCCAATGTCCGATGTGTCGTAACCGTCCTGTTCCCACTCAAAGCGGCGGCGGTAGAACTTCTGGCCGATCACCGCAGGCTCAGCATCCCACTGTGCGTTCACGTCAACGCGCATCTCGCCAGGGGCCACTACCGCGACCTTGACGGACTTGGAGCGCGATTCCTTGCGCACAGTGAAGCTGATGCCCGTCTCGTCCTGTTCCGGCTCGCCGTCCAACTGCCAGCCATCTTGGACCAGCATGATTAGCTGCTCTTGGGTGCTGCCCTCGTACTTCTGCTTGGAGTCGTCGGCGTCTTCCTCCACCCACACCTTGACGAACCCGACCTTCTGGACGAGCGCATCCCAGAACCAGTCATGCACGATGGACACGCCATCGTTGCGGACATAGAACAGGTGGTTGATGTAAGCGGTCGCCAGCTTGGCTTCCTGCTCGCTGCCCTCCTGGCCGCGTCCCTCGAACTCCACCGCGTCATCGCTAGACACGAACATCTGCATGACTTGGGGCAGGAGGCCGTTGACCGTATCGGCCACGTCTGTTGCCACGAAGTCGGAACGGTCCAGCACTTCGGGCGGGGCAAACTCGCCCACCGGCTCAGCGTTGTAGGCCTCGATATTGCGCAGGCGAATCGCGCCGATTTCACTGTCAGGTGCGCCCAGCGACGAGCGCATGGCCTCAAGGGCCGCTGACTCAATATCCTCGTCAGTCAGCTTGCGCTTAGCGTCGGCCATTAGCGGTCAATCTCGGGTAATTAAGGGGGGCGTTGCTTGCCGTGGTCGGCTGGTCGGCGTGGTCAATAGCCATCAGCCCATAGGCATCCGCGCCATGACTCGCCCAATCGTGCTCAGGGCCAAGGCCAATGCCTCGCGCCTCGTCTTTCTTTTCGTGATACCAGCCGAGCGCATCGCGCCCTGCTTCCGTGGTGTCAGCGTTGAAGCGGATGGACGGGAACAGGCGGCGAACCGCCTCCACGCGCTTGCTAGCGGCCCCAGCGCCCATGTTCGGGATCACCTTGACCTTGTATCCCATCGCCCTAAAGGCGCTCTCGTAGCTGACCGCGTGAACCTTGTCGTTCGTGCTGCCATCGTGCGGCAGGACAATTGTGGCTCGGTCGGGAGTGTAGCCCCTAGACCGCAACCAGTGGGCATGAGCCTCGATGGGCTGGCCCACCGCTTCGTAATAGTCCAGCGTTCGGACTTCCACGCCCACGAACTGATTGGCCCACATCGTGAAGGCATCGGACTTCGCGCCCGTGCCGCCAATGTCGCAATGAATCCGAAGCGTTAGCAGCGGGTCGGCAGCAACAAAACCGATGCGGCCCTCGGCCTTGGCCGTCGCTAGCTGCTTGGCGAAGTACGCGCCCTCTGCCAGCGTGATGTATTCGCCTTCCCAAATATGGCCGTACTGGTCAGGCTGCATACGCAGGCAGTCCAGTCGCTCCTGGTCAAGCTGGGCATTGCGGAACGGGTTGTCGCGCCAGTTGGCCTCAACCACTACCGCGCCCGTGGGCTTCTCTGGCCCTCTAAGCATCTTGTCCACCGGGTCGGTCTTGCGGCGGGCGTTCCAGCTAAACCACAGCTCGGCAAAGTCCAATCGCATGATGGTCGGCTTGAGTAGGCCCAGGGAGTGCGCGGTTGCCGTCTGCGCCTCTTCCCACCATGCCCGCTTGAAGCCTTCCAGCGACTTCACAGACTCAGCCGTGTAGTCGTTCATGCCCTTGAATATCATCAGCCCGTCGCCGGGCGTCTGAATCACGTCACGGAACACCTTGAACCCGTCACGTTCGCCTAGGCGGAAATCGGACAGTTTGGCCTCGATCAGCGCCTTGGACGATTGCGCCAAGTCCTTCTGCACCTCTCGGATACAGACCGACCGAAGACCAGCACCGAAATCACCCGGCTCAGCTAGCGAATCCTCGATCAGCTTGCCACCGAAGAAATGTGACTTGCCGGAACCTCGCCCACCCCATGCGCCCTTGTACGGGGCCGGGGCTAACAGTGGCTCAAAGACCTCTGCGGTCTTAATCCTTAGTACGGACAATCTCGCGCTCGATGCGCTGGAATGTCAGCGGGTTATCAGCATCGCCAGCCACGGTGAACGGCAGCAGTTTCGGGTAGATGCTCGACCAGAATGCCCGTTCGTTCTCGGGCGCTTCCTTGCACCAAGTAAGCAAACGGTCAGCGCCGCCCAAGTCCTCTGCCGCCTTGGCAATCACATCCTTAGCGGCTTTCGTGGTCTTGTTGACCGACCCTTTAGGGCGACCGGGGCCGGGCGTGCCATCCCCTACTCTCGGTTTGTCGTCCGTTTGTTTATCGGTCATGATTGCTCTCTAGGGCTGGCCGAAGCCTTGGCCGTTACTTGTGCTTGTCTAAATAGGCGGCGAGCGATCGAAGGCGCTCTGCGTTGTCCCGCCCATGCCCCAAGGCAAGGTTGCAGGACGAGCAAAGGAGGTCGCGGACCTTCCCGGTTTCGTGGTTGTGGTCTAGGTACGCTTCAGGCAGAGAGGCAAAGGGCTGACCGCACCCCTCAATCGCACAACGCCCTAGCTGGGCGTCAAACATCGCCTGCTTGTCGGCAAGGGTTATCCCATACCGCTTCAACAGGCCCCGGTTTGCCGTGTAGTCCTTCCTGGCCTCGGTGGCGTTTCGCCGCCTGTCATTTTCCCTGAGCGTGGCCCGGTATTCTTCCGGCCTTTCGGCCAGAGCTTTCCTCCTGGACCTCATCGCGTCATCGGCAAGGCGACGTGAGTACAGCGGGTCGGCGGCGATGCGCCTAAGCCGGTACTCCCGCTTGTAGGCGCGCTCCGCGTCAGTCAGTGGCATTAGGCAGAAGTCACAAGGCCCCAAATCGGCTCAGCTTTCGTCCCTTTGTTGACATGCCACTTGCCCGTATCCAAACGGATACACGCCGAGCCGATGCCAGCCTCACCTTCGCCAGTCGCAACCGGGTCGCCGTCCGTGTAGTCCACCGGAGCGCCAGCCGTGGCATAAATCCAAACGTCGCCGTGAAGGTGCATCTTGGCGTCCTGGAACTTGGCAACGCCAGCGGACGTTACCAGCGAGGCCTTGCCGTTGATCTTGCCGACCGAAGATGCCGTGCTGACTTCCAACACCTGTGATTCATTCGCCATCGTCTTGTTCCTTGGGTTCGGGCGTCTTGCCCTGGTTGAAGTTGTCCTGTTCCGCCTTGTGGGCTTCGGACGCCTGAAAGATTGCCGCCCATCGCTGGGCTAGTTCGTCATCGCTGATTGCTTGTGGCCTGCGGCCTGAACCTTTGCCCGACATGCTTACCTCGGCGGCTTCTTGGCTGGCTTGGCAGCAGGCTTAGGCGCTGGCTTGCCCTTCTCGGCCTCTTTCAGCTTGTCGTCCAGCTTCTTTGCCTTGGTCTTGGCATCGTCGCCCATGAAAAACCGCTTGATCGCCATTAGAGTCCTGCCGCCTTGAGTTGTGCTGTCGAAAATGCGAGGGGAAATGTACCCATCAGCGCAATGTGCCGATTGCCTGCCACCCGCCCGAAGCGCAGCAGGTCGGTGAAGTCCAGCGGGCTGCCGAACATGAAGACCTTGGTGCCGAGTGCTGGCGTTCTGCCTGCCTTAGCGCCCTTGCCCAGTTCTGCCACCGCCTTGAACTCGCAGCTAACCGTCAGCAGCGCGTGGTCGTTGCCGTCATCCACGGCCTTCCAAATCTCGCACAGCCTGCCGTTAGCGGTCAGCGTGGCGAACCTGTCCGGCTTGCCTACGTGTCCGGCAATGCAATGTGTCGCGGTCAGAATCGTGTAGCGCCCTACGGCAGTTCCCGAACATCCGCTATTGCCGATCTTGAGCGTCAGCGTGGATGCGTGAACATGCTCGTATTGCGGCGCGGCTTCGCAGCCCATCATTCCCAGCAGGGCGATCAGGGCGAGGCTGCGCATGGTGGTGGCCTTAGTCGTCGTTCTTCCAAGCCCGCTTATGGACGCGCTTGTTGTTTTGCATGTGTTGAATCGGCCTGATTGCCTCGTAAAGCCAGCGGATCACGCCATTGGGCTTGCCGCTGTACTTTCGGTCAATTGCGACCCATCGCTTAACCGCTCGCGGCGCTTTCACTGCATTACCTTTGCATTACCTGTTTTTACCGCAGCAGGGCCGTAAGGCCGTCGCGGGGTTCCGGCGCTGGCGTGAGGCCCCAGCCATGCTTGCCCTTAGGATCGCTACGCGGGGTTGTGCGTCGTCCCTTGGTAACCTTCGTGCGCCGCCTGCGAGCTGTGTCGCCCGCAGGACTTCTTACTTCGCCACCGCCTGCTGCTCTCTAATCCAGTCCTGCAAGGCAATCACTTGCCCTGCGGTTTCGGCGCACGTTCCATAGTTGGAGACAACGGTTTCGGCAGCGTCTTGAGCTGGGACGGGGGCCGCATCAGCAATTCGGGCGGGGTCGGGAATGACGCCTTGGGCGGCGGCATCGTGGAGCACCCTATACCCAGCAGGAAGGTCAGCAGTACCAGTCGGCACATATACGGGAACCTCTCGGATAATCGTTTGCGTCCGGCCTGCCACTACCTTCACGCGGTCGATGTACTTCGTGACTACGCGCTCGGATGCTTTGGCGCTCTCTACTGCACGTTCCAGCGCGGCCTTGTCAGCCTTCAATGCAACGACCTCGGCCTCCAGGCGCTCAATCTTCCGCCCATCCCACCAGTCGCTAATCTTGTCTTGGAAGTGCCAGCCTGCCAGCGCGATCGTTAGCGCAATGGCGGCGGCGTATAGGGGGCGGGCTATCAGCCAAGCGAGCATCAGCCAATCCCCTGTGCCGCTGGCGCAACCCGCAGCGCGTAG